TTAATTTTATAGAGATTAAGTAATAGTTGCTCTGTTCTGTGTCAGTCTTCTATAATATTTACTAGTGATGTTCACCACCAATCTCATGAATCATACGCAAATCCATATACAGCAATAGGGATTACGTTATCGGTCTCTGGTACATCGTAAATATCTAGTATCTGGTCGCATAACATCAGCACCAAATACAACTTATCCTCCCCAGTCTCTTCATCATATATATAGGTATAGTGATAGTGGATTGTGTAATGCCCAGTAGTTGAATTATAACAGGTAGAAATACTTCTTAGAAAAGCATCCTCTGTCTCTAATCCATTGATATACACATCATAATGATGCAAAATCATCTCTTTGAATACCGCATTTGTTGATACTGGGAGTTTTTCCAGTTGCTTCCTTGTAATCACTCTATCAAATCAGAAGAAAGGGTAGTCTTTAACTAGGAGAGAACCATCATTATAAGGGTAAACAAATCTAGGGTCTATTCTTTGTATAGTAGGGACGTTCTTTTTCTTGTTGTACCCAGTAAATAAGAATACAGCTTTCCCATATTTACATACATCCTCTAATCCTATATACCTATCAAATCACCAATTCTCATTTGTATAGTCAGTCTTATACATATCTGTAAAGTTTCTAGCTTCCATTTGATATAGTACGTTTTCATCTTCCCAACTTACGTCTGGCTCATTGATTATACATGTAGCTTGCATAGTCCTAGCACAAGACCAAAAAATCTGACTTCTTAACAGTTCATCATTCCTTTTCGTAGAGTATATGTCTTTTTGTGATAGGAAAAGAGAGTTTTTAGACCTGTTGGCTTCGTATCCATGCCTATACTCTCACATTATTTTCTGTCTTAGCTCATCTGTTAGTTTTATCATTTACCTAGATATTGAAGTTAAATAGCTACTTATCTCATCATCAAAGTATCTTAAATAGGGATACATCCTCATAATCATCGTGTCCAACAAGTCAGGACTCCTTCCTATCCTAGCTTTCATCTTGTCTTTCGTCTCTATCCTTGTCTTCCCATCTATACTCTTTTCATCAATATAACAGTTCATCATCTCTTGATTTAGTATCTCCCAATCCATATCAGCGTCTAAATGCTCCCATTTAATAGCAATTTCTCCTTTTTGTATCTTCTCCTGTAGAAGAAACGCACATTGACTCTTTAAGTTCGCATAATTCTGCTTAGCACCTGTCTCTACTGGCTTAGCATTATTCACAAACCCAGTAGAGTAGGGGATTCAGTCTACAACTCATCATCCAACACCATCCGCATCTATTATTATGTTCTTCGGTTCTATCTCATATTGATTCTGAATAAGCTTTATTGATGTTTTTACCTCTTCAACACTGCTCTTTGCATACGTCCAAACCCTTACCCAAGTATTTCATCTTCGTAGTGATATTCTCGTCGTATCTTTACCAAACCTAGCAACATCGCAGATTAAGAAATAGTTCTCTCCATGAGATTCGTTATCTTTAAGTCTATCTAAGTCTCATTGCTTAAATAGTAACCAATTGTTATCATCAAAGTCTCGCTTCCCATACAGTAGCCTATTCTTCTTCGATGGACTAGCTCTCATCAAGTTGTCTATATACCCCTTGTCAATAAATGGATTATCAAATACTAACGCAGGAATATATATAGCTCTCTTCCCATCCTTATGCTTATGCTTGTAGTACCTCTCATAAACATGTCACGGATTAGGATTGAACGTCTCCAGCACTTTACCTAGTATCCCGTATTCTTCATTCTTATATCTTCCAACTCTTGTCTGTAATATCTCTATTCAATCTAACGGACATTCAGCAGATTCTTCCACAAACGCACCAGTTAGCTCTAGACTTCAGAACCTATTATATAGAGGGTCTTGCGGTAGATAACATCACTCTCTCAATAATATCTGACTACCATTAGGGAAAGTAATAATATTAGAGACGTTGTTTATCTTACCTCTCATATTCTCTGGAATACGACAAATGTTGTAGAACTTCTCTAAAGATATTACTGTCGTCTGCTTAATGTTCTTAATCGTATCCCTTACTATCGCATACCTCACTCACGGGTACTCGTTACACATCCTCCATACTCGGATAACACCTAAGAAGCTTTTTCAGCTACCTGCTCATCATCAGTACCCAATTGCTGTATGATAGTCATCCATCATATATTCAAAGGCTTCCTGCTGCTTATCTGATAGTTGTATCTTTACGCCTTGCATATTATTCTACTAGGGTGCAAATCTAAAATTTTTTTTAACTTTTTTTCGCATTTTCTCTCATTTTCTTCAGTAAGTCTTCATAATCCTGTTTCTCTTTCTTAATTCTCTCTCTCCTTTTCCTAGACTTCAACGTGTTTTTGTTCGTAGAAAAAGGTTTACTATATTTCTCTTCGTCTCTCTCATCAGGGATTTTTGAACCTATCCATTGTTGGAACTCAATGAGTCAATATTCCTTAGTACTTGTTCATCATTCTCCCAAGGTGTCTGTATCGTGGAGTCTGATAAATTCACAGATCAATCAGAGACATAATTTTGCCCTGTGGGTGTCTGATAGTCACGGGCTGTTGTATTTTTTTGTCATTTGTTGGTTGCTACTGATATAAATTCAACTACTTGTTGTCTGTTCTCTCATTCATCTATATCATGCATATTTATTTCATCGTTATATCTTTTCTTATCTCTTAACTCCAAAAATCTTAATGCTGTTTTAGCATCTCATAGCCTTATCCTTTTTTGTACTGCAGCCCTAGCTATCAACTTTGGAAACTGTTTAGCTAACATTATCCTCCTAGCAAAATCAGGATTCTTTTTTATATGCTTATAATATGCAGGTACGCTTATCCCAGCTAAGATACAACCTTCCTCTACAGTACCATCCATCTTTAATACCTCCTCTATAATAGCATATTGTTCCTCTCAAATATTCGGTTTCTTCTGATTCAATTGATTTTCTGCAGCTCTAGGGATCATCTCTTCTACCGTTTTTATACTCGATAGTTTGAGGTCTTTTACCTCTTCTCAAACAATTGGCTTTATATTCACCATTTTTGTTTATGTAAAAAATAAAAATTAGTTCTCCCCTTTAAACTTTGCCCATTGATTTTCCCATTTTTTCTTAGGTGCATAAAAACATTTCGTCTCCCAAAGACGCTTATTTTCTTCTATAAGTCTTGGTATCTCTACATCTAAATCATATTTTGCATGATTCCCTTTGAAAAAATCTTTAACCTTATTAGTCAATCTCTCCGCTGTTCATTTTCAGAATTTTTTATTTATATTCTCATCATATTTAGCATTACATCTTTCCTTAGCTATAGGGTCACCCTTAGGTCATGTCGTCCAGTTACACGTATGACACTGTGCATTGATATTCTCCTTATCTAAACAAATATTCTGAAATTTCCTAGAAAACCTGTGACCACCAGCTAGCTGTCACCAAGAACATAAAACATCACAACTGATACACTTCCCATTCCCATTCGCATCCGTATCCCTTAACTTCGCATTCTCCTGTGCTATATCCATCGCAAAATGAATAGGCTTCAATTTAGGCTTAGATTTATACCTCTTCTGTGGCTTCCCCTCTAAAGCCCTTAGCTCATTCATCAGCTGCCTATTGATATATACCTCCTTCCTCTTCAACTCTGAATTCTTACTCCTCTCTAACTTTATAAGTGTGTACTCCCAATTTTTTTCAGTCTTTTCTTTCTTTTTCTGCGTCAAAATCTGATACTTCATCTCTATCTTATTCCTCCCTTCCTCTAACTTGTACATCCACTTCTTAGTGACCTCATCCTTAGTCCTCATTTATAAAAAAACTCTGTAAGTAAAAATTACAGAGAATGTGACTCTTAGAAGAGCTTCTTTATGTTCAACTGCTTATTACCATTCTTTTACAATTTTTCAAGAGATTTTTTACTAAAAATATAAGTTGACTTATAATTACATATCCTTATGTATGTATTATTTTATCCTCTACCAACTAAACTATGAAAAAAAAATTGATTTGGATTGTCGTAATCCTTGTAGCATTGCCAGTAGCTTATTATTATTGAATAGCAAAACCATCACTTGAAAGAGAGAAGTTCGAATACCAAAAAAGATTAGACCAAGAAGAAAAAGATAAAAAAGCACAAGAAGAATATGATAAACGAGTAGCAGAACAAGAACGTAAAGAAAAATATGAAAATTGTATTAGATTAGCTGATGTACAATATGATGCAGACCTAGAAAGTGTTTGTAATCTGTCTTATGATTTTTGTATAGATAGTATTAAAAATTGGAACAATACTGTGTGAAAATATAATTGATACAAAAATAATAGCGAATGTGACAAACATAAATTCGTTAATTGAGGATGTGCATTCTATGTACAACTTAATGAACCTAGAGAAACTAGATACAAACAAGCCCTAGAAAGATGTGACATACAATACAATTAACCCTCATCACCCATCACCCAATCCCTAAACTCATCCCAATCCGCTTTTGGATTCGCCTTCTTCAACCATCTAAAACACTTCCTTATCCTCTCTTGCTTGTCAGCAACCTCCTTTTTATATAAATCCTCATAATACTCCCACTGAACCCTCGCCTCATATAAATCCGCTTCCAATCCAACTCCCACTCCTAAATCTGAACCTACCCCTTGATTAGATTCAGATTTTTCTTTTATCTTTTTATTCTCTTCTACTAGTTTGCTTAAATCATCCTCTAATACCTTAATCCTCCCCTTTAATTGATTTACATCATTGCTCTCATCTACTACTAGATAATACATCCCATCCTCTTTGTATATCTCCCCTTTCATTATCTTCCTCCTTATCAAATTCCTGTCATTCCTCTTCCCTAGATAATTTAAAATCTCCTCCTGCGTCGTAAACGCCTCTGTCTTCATCCTATGCTATAAATATATAAAAGTGACATCTGTCACACACTTTTATACTGAAAAAAATATAATTTTCAAGCCACTTTGTGATGCCGTGTCACTGACATTTGTCACAAAAAATAATGTGACATCTATGTCACACTAAAACGTGAATGTGACACTCTCGTGTGCCACTTTAGCTTTAATCCAAGTCTTTACCTACCGTTACCCTTTTGTGACATCTTATGTTTCTGGTTTGTGATATTCGTCACATTTATTGTGATATTCGTCACTTTTATTTAGGGGAAAAATTGCGAGTTAGGTGGTAATAATCTTTCCCTCCCTGCGTTTTGGGGGGTGGGGCTCTTCTTCAATCCCGCTTCTCCTCTATCCTTTCCCTCACTTCCTGCTCTTCTTTGCGCTCTTTACCTATAGATAACCGAAAAACGGAAACGAAATGCTAGTCTGCACCTCTCTTTCTACACAGCTTTTTTGAAAAATAAAAAAAGTAATAAAATAATACGCTGTTTTTTGGCTTTTTTAAGCAAAAAAGTTTGAAAAAATACATTTTGAAATTTAACTTTTTTTTTGTATTTTTTTCCTAAAAAAACAAAATAAAAGCAGTTCTGTTGTGTAATTCTGCTGTTGCTGTGTGTGTTGTTCTATGTTATGTGTGTGGTGTGTAGATGTAGTGATGATGTGTGTATGTTTATTTAGTTGAGGAGAGAGATAAAAAAAAGATAAAAAAATCTGAATAAATTCAAGTTTTCTGTTAAAATCAAGTAAAAAATCTGAAATCCTTAACAGTTTTTTCCTCTATTCCTTTTTTTCTTTCTTGCGTTTCTTTGTGCAAGAGTTTTCCCAGTTCTCACCGCGTCTATCGATACTTAGAAGGATTCTTCCTTGCGTCCTTCTTGTAGTAGTCGTTGAGATACGAGGCAACGTCCTCAGAATTGTGCAGCTTCTTGTTATTCCTAGAGAATATAGACTGGATAGTATCTCTCTTGAGTCATGTGATAAGCTGGAGTAAAGAGCTATATGACCATGATCTGGCTGTTGTGGATGGCTCGTAGCTCTTCCCTAGTCTGATTTTCTGTCCTTTTGCTATTCATAGCTTACCAACTGGCATTTTGTTTTTGTAAAAAAATAAATAATTCTGATTATACTCTTTTTTTTATTTTTTTCAAGAAAATTTCGTTTTTTTCTTGTTTTTTTATATTTTATACAATTTGATTTTATAGCTTCTAAACTGCTGATACTAACGAAAAAGGGGACTTTTTACAAAAAAAATATTTTTTCCTCTTGATTTTTATAAAAAAATGATTATACTATTGGCGTCATCATGAAGAGGGAGCAATCTTAGACTAAACGCACAGGATGATTGCAACTCTGTATTGACTATTATGGTATATTGTACCATGTGACACACTGTCTACGTGCTGGGTACATATATAGTAGACTACCTTCCATTATTATTAGATGTTGATATTTAACAGTTGAGACCTAACAAAAAGAAATAAAAATCTGACAACTTACCCTTTTTTAGTTTTTTAATTATTACTACAATGGGAACAACAGTAAAAGTATCGCAAGACTTTATTCGTGAGGCTCTCTGGGACAGATTCTATGTTATCGGAGGAAGAGGACGAGTTGAAGAAAAAAACCTCTTCGACAAATTCGTTGAATTGGTCGCAGAGTGTGGCTGTGGAGACAGTCAAACGCCAAGCAGCTTAGTTGACAACTGGGCAATCAATGGATATACAGGGACTTATCAGGAATTTGTTGAGAATTACATAAAAGACGAGGAACTATCAAAAAAATGTGAAGAAGGAGAACTCACAGAAGAAGAGATTGAACAGATTGAAGCAAAAATCATGGACAAAGGCGGAGACTATGACAGAGAAGCTTGACTCTATCATATCTAAGCTTATACAGTGGGGGAGCAGTTTTGCTCCCCAAAACCTCATTTTTTTATCTCTTATTCTATTACTATCATGGAAACAACAAACAACATCACCAGAGCAATCGTGCTTGTATCTAAGGGGCAATACCCACAACAAAAAGAAATAAGGCTGATTAAGCCAGAATCTCTCGAAAAACTCAAAGACGAAATCGTGAATATTGCAACAGGACGACACTGTGACTTTGATACGGTCAAGGGAGTAGTAGTACAATATCACGACTACGACGAATACGAAGTGAGTGATAGCGAATATCTACAAGAGAATATCGATCCTAATGACTTATCCGAATCATTAACATTCAGCGCAATCGGCTTAGATCGAGCCAATGAAGATGAGATAAGATATAATGAAGAAGAAGATGAATTCGAGCGATTAATAGGAGACGGAGAACGAACTAACGACGAAGAAGAAGCCTGCAAATATCACACACGCGGAGACTACAGCAGAGACATCCAAGATTTGCGAAAAAAATACCAAGATAAAGAAGAAAAAGCAGTAATGCTTGAATACAATGAAGATGAAGAAGAATAAAAAAAAGAGGAATAGCAAAAGGGTAGCTATATTGCTACCCTCCTACCCCTTTTTAGTTTTTGCTTCTTGTGAGAAGAAGCGCTTGACTTATAACTATATTTTGTTAAAAATCAAGGGAAAATATATACAATAACAAAAAAATCTGATTTTTATCTCTTATTCTACAGAAAACAATGGAAAAACTAAAATTCTACGTAAGAGACGTAGAGACAAAAGAAATCGTTGCTAAATTCTACGACCTCCAAGAAGCAATCGAAGGGATTTATATCGAAAAATGAGAAAGAGACAGGAGACCTGACATAGACTACAAAGACTCGTGAAACTTCGAAATTATAGACATCGAAACTGGTGTGGTATATAACGAAGAGGGGGAAGAGATAGGACAAGAAGAACCATACCAAGAACCAGAAGAAGAAAAAGAAAACGTGATATACAGAGTAATCAGCGACGACGGGGACTATTTCGATTTTGATACTTTAGGACAAGCCGAAGGACAGATGGCTGAACTAAGAGTTGACGAAGACCCGTCAGATTGGAAAATCGTAAAAATACCTTTATAATTAAGAAAAACCAATGGCAATCAACAAAGAATTATGACCGAACGCGTGGGAGCTGATAGACCACAGGGACAATACTATGTGAGAACTAGTGAAGTGATATACTGTTGGGCAGCTGTCTTTCATGGATAAGATTGATACTAGCAAGGTATACTACTCGGGTAAGTATATACCCATAAGGATTGACTCAGCTATCGACCACTACAAGTACAAACAAATGAAAAGGAAAATACCGTATAGAATATTGCGGATAAGGATGGACGAGGTGAAGAGCATTTTTACTAAAAGAAATAGAGGGAAAAAAATAGTATACGAAGCTGAAAACTAAAAGTTTGCAAAAATCCATTGTCATTGGTATAATTATAGACTTTATATCATAACGGAACGACATGGAAATAACAGAAGGAGTGAAAGCTGAACGGAAACAACGAATGAAAAACAAAAAATTCAGCGAAAACACAATCCAAAACTACGAAACTGATTTAAACTTATTCTTGAAACGGATAAGAATTAAAAACTGAGGTCTTACCGTCGACAGCGAAGAAATAAAGCTCTTGGAAATCGAAAGACGAAGAACACACCTTGCGACAATCCCAACACCTAAGAATAGCATTTACTATAAGATAAGACCTACCATATCAGAGCAAACAATACAAACAAAAATTGTAGCAATAAAAAGTCTTCTGAAATATCTCAACTATATGTATGATGAAGGAGTAGATTATGCGAAAATAGAAACGAGGAGGATAACTAACTGAAGCGTATCATACCTAAACGATTACGAGTTTGAAACTCTGAAAACTTACATAAAAGAACACGAAAAATATAAAATAAACGCTCTAAGGATGTTGCTACTTTGTAACATTGGGTACACGTCATGACTGAGATTAAGTGAGATGTTGAACTTAACAGCAGAAGAAATCAGACAAAAAGAAACGAAAGTTACTGGGAAAGGTGGAAAAACTAGACGAGTTTTTTTTGCTCCTTCTTCTGAAGAGCTACTGGAAGAATACCTAGAAGAGAGAGCAAAGCCAATCCCACGAACGCAAAGAGTAGAAGGGTATTCTGATTATGCATTCATCTCTCACAATTCAGGGTATGATTATGGGGACAAAATCCACAAGGAGACAATATGTGCAATCATGAAGAAGTATTCAGATGGGATGAACTTAGGGAAAAGGATAACAGTGCATATGTTGCGTCATTCATACGCAACGAAGTTGCTTGAAAGTGGGATGAACATAAGGGAGATACAAGAGCTACTTGGGCATTCAGACCTGAAAACTACGCAATGATACTGTCACGTGTTACAGAGCAATTTAGCAAAAAAAGTTCACAAAATTTTCACATAAATAACAAAAATAAAAAAAAGCTAGTTACGAACTAGGAAAAAAATCTCTTGATTTTTAAATAAAAATGACTATATTATAGCTAATCGAAGAAGCTAAGAAGATACTTAACTGTGTCCTTATTGGGAGTGTAGCTTAGTTGGTAGAGCAGATCCCTCTTAAGGATAAGGTCAAAGGTGCAAGCCTATGTCCTACTATATAGAAATCTCTATAAAGTCGGTTAGTATCGAACTAATCGGCTTTTCTTTATGTTCAAAGAGAGTGTGAGCCGTTGCTTCTGAGATAGAATACACGGGTCACGCAGAAAAGAGTATTTATATCTGTGTTGCTTTGGCAGACCCGTCCAATTGCAACATAGTTATAAATACTCTTTTTATGTACTAGACCGTAAAAATCAAGTAGAAAATCAAAAACGTTTTTATCTCTACTGAAAACAAAAAAATGACAAAACTACTGATGACTATAGGAGTGATAGTGCTTACTATAGCAAATCCATTCTATGTAGTACTGATTGCTTTATCTTCTTGCTTTCTGTTAGGATGTATGATAGCTTCAAATTCGAAAAAGTAATGCTTGATGCATGACTTGAACTTAAAGATGATAAGATGAAAGCTGATTACTTCGTAGCTCTAGCTAAGTATTGACTGTATAGAGAACTACCAACAGACCCAATTATTAGAGCGTTACTACAATATTCAATGTGTCTTATAGATAAGAGTACAGAAAAATCTGATACATTGAAGAGCAACGCAAAGAAAAATAAATGAAATCAATACACAAAATGAGACGAAAAACGAAAAGCCAGTCAAGAAGCACAAAAAAAGGCAGTGGAGCAAATTGGAGCAAATTGGAGCAAATTGGAGCAAATTGGAGCAGAGTGTAGCAAACTGGAGCAAAAAACAAAATATGAAAATATAGAGTTTTGCGATTCGTGAGATACTAGTCAAGAACTATGTAAAAACATAGTGGAGCAAAACGACGACGCCGAGGATTTAAGAGAAAAAGAAGCAAAAAGAGAATATATATATAATAAATATAATAATATATATAATAATAATAATAAAAATAAAAAAAATAAAAAAATTAAAACAAAAAAAGAAAAAAAAGAAAAAGAGAAAATTGAGTTTGAAGAATTCTGGAATATCTACCCTAACAAGCAAGATAAGAAAAAAGCAAAAGAGAAGTTTGAAAGGTTACCACTGGAAAAACAACAACAAGCGATAGATTGAGTCAAACGTTTGTTGAACTCTAAAAAGCGGAAAGATTGATATATACCACTTCCCACGACATACATAAACGGGGAAAGACGAGAAGATGAAATAATCCTCGACCCCGCCGAGCTTGAAAAACAAAGGTCGCTGGAAAGGTACAGAGCTAGAGTAATGGCAGATATTGAGAAATCAAATGCTTTACATGCTACTAATCACAATCATGATACATCAAGTCAAGATCCCCCCTTTAACCGAAGAGCAGAAGTACTTAGTTCGTAACTACTTCGAAACTGGTGAACAATGAGGTTGGACAGAATCTCAGATACGGTTTACGTACGGAAGAATGAAAGCACATGGAGAAAAAATCCCTAGTGCAGAGCAGATGTTGGCGAAGCAAAAAGAGGACGATGCTAATAGGTACGAGAGATACATTGAGCATAAAATCAAAGTTTGAGCTGAAAATTATCTCAAAGAGCATGGAGAGAATGGGGACTACGAATGCATGAAAGTCTACGATTGGGAAGACTGAAGGACGCTGGTAATTGGTATCTTGTATCACAATGGAAGCAAACGAACGCATGCAAACACTGTGGAAATACAAGAATCCAAAAATCAAACGTACTTCAAGAAATGCATGTTAAAGTATGCACCTAAACAAGCGTTACCAACTGACAAGATTTAATTCTTAACATAAAATCTACAATGGAAACGACAAAATCACAAGGCAGAAATTTTCTGCTGCTTGCAATCTATGCGTTCAGGTGTGGAGACGCCGAACCGTGAACTACAGAGTGGGATACACTGATGTACTACTTTGAGCAAAACTGTTATGAATATGCATATGACCTGTTATCTTCGAAGGACTACACAGACGAGGAGATAAACAAAATCATTGATACTCCTGCTTGGTATGAGATGTATATTAACTATCTCGCTATGTATTTGACTGATTAACTTTTATTTTAATTATTTGAAAATCTACGATGGAAACTAAGAAAACTTTAAAAGAGAAGCTATTCGAGCTTCAGAAATTACATCTTCGTATTGGTAAGAATGCGGAGGCTGGGACTGGTGGTAAGCGGTCATACAAGTACGCTACACTGGATCAGATATGGGATGTTATCCAAGACAAGATGGATGAGCTCTGAATACTAGAGACGTCTTGTGTGGTGCATGAGGAAGGAGCTACGTATGTACGTACTACAATCCACAATATCGACTCCAGCGAGTCATTGTCTTCTAACTTCCCACTGGATAGCACACTATCCCCTCAAGATATGGGTAAGGTAATCACCTACTGACGTAGGTATAACACCGTCGCTCTCCTCTCACTAAAAATAGTGGGGGACGACACAGACGCCCAGTGAGTAGGAGCTAAGAGAGCTTCTGCACCTAATGGTGACAGGTTCGTTGACACTGTGATTGAGAAATGAGACATAGAGAAAGCTAGAATCTTGAAACAGAAGGTAGAGGCTGGGGAGTATGTCTTAACAGACAATAAAGCTGAAGACTTGGTTTACTTCATTGATAATCACAAATAAGATGACGGAGACTGAAGAAATCAAGATGTACGACAAAACGATTGTCTTCTATCCTAAGAGTCATCAGTACAAGCTGGCGATAGGAGACAAGAAGTCTGATTGGAAGACTATCCCGTCTGTATCACGTATCTGTGGGATAGTCGACAAGTCAGAAGCGTTGCTGATACGAGCTGGTAGGCTCTGCTCTGAATATCTTCTCTCTCTTCCTGTGCAGAAGAGAACTGACGAGGAAGTGAAGATTGCTGTGAATAAGCACAAGGAGAAGAAGGAGGAGTCAGCTAACATTGGTACACAGGCTCATGCTTGGGCGGAGGAATATATCAAGAAATGAGATATTTCTTTCCCTGCTGACCCACAGGTTGTGAATGCAGTGAATGGGTTTCTTAATCGAGCTGGACAGCGTGAAATCGAGTGGCTTGCATCTGAACGTTTCGTGTATTCTAACAAGTACAACTACGTTGGTATCTGTGACGCGATTGCAGTGATAGATGGCAAGAGATACTTGGTAGACTTTAAGACGTCGAACAAGATACGCAAACTGGAGTATGGGATGCAGACTTCAGCTTATGCGATGGCTTACTGTGAAGAGACTGGTGAGACTATCGATGGAGTGATAGTTGTACGCTTCGCGAAGGATGAGATGGACGAACCTTTCGAGGTGTTTGAGTTCAGCTCTAGTGAGATTGAGACCTTCTACTGACTATTCAAGTCAGCACAGATGCTGTACAATGCTAAGAAGCTCTACGATGCGTTTTAATTCTTATGATTAGTAATGATACATCTCTACGCCGTAGCTCTCCTCCTGCAGACAGCTTTGGGGTATCAACCTCCAGAGCCGATATTGGAGGGGATAGCTACAGGGTCACAACAAGTACAAATCTTGCATACATGATTTGCTACATGAGACGATAGACAATCGATGGTACAAAGAGCGTATGACTTATGATGATTGGATTTCGTGCTTATGATAGAATGTGAGAATTGAGGCTGGAATCCTAAAGCTAAGTGAGACTCCTGACGCTCGTATGGATTGTGTCAGATGAATACTAGGTGGCATAAGCTACCTCAAGAGTATTACAACTCATGGGAGTATCAGATTGAGTATTGCTATCAGAAGCGGAAAGGATGAACACGCTATTATTGACCAGACCGTATAATAAAATGAATGAAGTGTAAAGACTATGTAAAAGATAGATTTATATTTATACATAAAGCTGATGAGAAAATATAAATATGAGTGATGAGAATTATATCTTGAATGTAGTATGTGTTGAAAGCTATTGCGTTCAGATAATTATAATAAAGATAGTTGTAAAAAATTCTGATTTAGAAATGAATGTAAATCTTGTAGACATATAAAAAGGTTAGCATACTACTATAAAAATAAACAAAAGATACTTGAACGTGGTAAAAGGCGAGTAGAAAATAATAAAATAAAAGTAGATTGATATAAAAGAAAATACAGAGAAAATAATAAAGATAAGGTATCTAAATGCCAAAAAAATAATAGAGAAAGACATAACAATGAGTTATGATTTAATCGAGATACATTTCATCAAAAAGCAATCTTATATGTAAGAAAAAAATCTCTAAGACCTAAAAAATGCTTAATTTGTGGAAATAAAAATAAGATAGTTATGCATCATCCTTCCTATTGATGTATGGATGACTGGAGTAAAATTGTATTTTGTTGTCAGTCGTGCCATAAAAAAATACATAGTTGACTTATAAAATGCCCAAAAGTTATAGATTTATTACAAATATAATTTTTACTACTTAATTCTTATGAAAATGACACTAGTAAATTTATTGTTTTATCTGCTCGTTGGAGCGATTATATCGTATGTTAGCTATAAGTATTGAGAACAAAATCACAGAGGAGACAATAATAATCCAAAAATTAAAAGAAAACATAGTCGTAAATTCAGTAAAAATTATAGTTGGTTGCCATATAGAGATGAGATACTGCAGAGATACAAAAATGGAGAAGATACCCAATCTATTAGTTCTGATATGAAGATCACTTACTATACTGTTTATAATTATTGCATTCTATGAAGATGAGCAAAAAAGAACTAGAAAGCCGGAAAGACATCAAGGCTAGAATCGACGAGCTAGAAGAGAGCTCAATGGATGACCTGAAGGAGATAGTGAAGTTGGAGATAGAGAACCAGTTACTGAGAGAGCAGGTGCAGGAATGGAAAGAGAGATACTATAATGCAAAAATAGACCTTGCTTGGTACAAGAAGAACTGGGAGGATAAGTTTTGCTAACTATAGTATGCAATTTATTTCTAAAGATTAGAACAAATGCCCAAAATCTCAAACGTTAACGTATATTGACTGAAAGAGTCGACCGTTGCATCAGGGTATCCAATGCTGACTCACTACTCCGAGGATATCAGCAAGGAGATACAGGACAATCTAGAGGTACACTCCAAGAGAGCGTCTAGGTTGTCCTATGCTCCTCTAGGGAGCTGACATGATAACTTCCTGAATGGAATAGTAGTGGAGTTCGACCTTACAGCGTCATTGAAAGCTCGACCAGAGATACAGAGGTATCACTTCTTAGATTTCGTCTCTAGTATGTCTACAATGCACAAGATAACTACTATGGATATAGAGTTTAATGAGTTTGTTACTAAGACTTCTAAGGAGGAGATATTGAAATTGATAGATGAATACAACAAAGACAAGACAGAGGAAAACAAGTTGAGGATATTGTATAATATCCCATCAGGAGTAGAACTGACAGCTAGGATGGTAACGAACTATCGCCAATTGAAGACTATCTACAATCAGAGGAAGAATCACTTACTTCCTGATTGGAGAGAGTTTGTAGCTTGGATAGAGACGTTACCTAATAGTGAGTTTATAACTTGACAGGGTAGCTCTACCCCTAAAGGATAGAGTTGCCAGTTGTTTTCATGTAGAGCGGTCTCTGCAGACGTGCAGACTGCAGAGGCTGTAAATGGGGATATCAGGAAGCGTAGCTTTCTGCATAGTAAGTTACGTAGTAAGTGCGACCCTTACAATCCCCGAGGAGATAAAAAACATCCGTTGCAGTGCTGTCTCCACAGAATAACTGCGACGGAGTAATGGGCGATGATACCCTAAAGGTAGAACCGCTCACCCTCAACGAAATCTCTACTACTGTAATACTGTCAGACCCGTTACAGTAGTAGTAAATGGGCTGTCAGTCCCTAAAGGAGTGACTGCTCAACCAATAATCAGCTTCTCCTACTGCTCCATAACCCACCTAAGCAGTAGGAGTTAATGCGGGGAGGTGCTGTGGTAAGCATTCGGCTCTCATAAGGCCGACGCTCTTGGTTCGAATCCAAGCCCCGCAAGAAGAACGATTTGCGGAGTTGCTACACTAGTTGCGACGCTATTGTATGGCTGATACTATCGAGTCGCCAGACCCTACTCCTAGGTATGAGTATAAACTGCCTGTTTATGATTTAACTTTTGTGGAGGAGATGAGCACAACAATAAATATAAGTGTGTATGACTTAGAAGAACTAGAAAAAGAGATTAAAAATCTGAGAGCTTATGCAGAAAGTTTAGATAGTGAGAACGACAATCAAGCAATAGAGATTGAGGAGCTTAGAGAAGAGAATAGAAAGCTGAAATTAGAGAATGCAAAATTGATATGAGAGAGAGATGGATTACAGATGGTAGTTGAGAGATTACATAAGGAGATAGAAGAACAAGATAAAGAAATACAAGAGCTAAAGAAAAAACTGGAAGAGTATCAGATGGAAAACATAAAATGAGAATATGCAACTGCAATAATGCACTGCAAATCAATAGAAGATGAAGCCATAAAACAGATAGAAGATATTTGTAATAATCAAGTAATGGAATGATGCAATATAGCAATAATGCCAGATGCTCACGCTTGAGCTTGATGTGTTATATGATTTACTTCTAATATTAATGATAAGATTATACCTAACTTAGTATGAGTAGATATATGATGCTGAATGGCTTATGCTAAATTCAAAGCTGATGAAATAGATTTTGAAGCTTTAGATAAATACATAAGAGAGAATATCCCAAGTTGATTTGAGATAAATGATAAGTTTCAATTATTAGATAAAGAATGATTACATTTAGACAAATTAGTATGTAAAGAGCATATAGATAGAGAAAGAGCTGAATTATCTATATGAACTCTATGATGATGAAACCACTTCATAGAAATAGATAAAGATGATAAATGATATTATTATTTAGTTATCCATTCTTGAAGTAGATACTTATGAAAACAAGTATGTGAGTATTATCAAAATCTCGCTTATGAGAAATGCAAAAGCGATGTTAAAGTTGAATGAAAAACACGAACAGAAATGATAGACTTTCTCAAGTCTGAATGAAGACA